TTCATTTCTTGTTCCCATACAAAGCGATCAGTGCTGCGTCGGCCAGTGCTTGGCCCTTGCCTTTCTTGTCCAGTTCACGCCACGACGGCCACAGTTGCATGGCACGGGCTCGGGCTCCATCCTTGTCCGTACCGATCAACCCTGCGGCCTTTTTCCAAGCCTGCGGGGTGATCATGGTGTGGGGCATGCTGATAGCGCCCAGAACGCCCATAACGGTGCCGCAGGAGTGTCCAAAGTTGAACATGGATGTCACCCCTTGGCCGGGCATTGCGTGCGTAGATTCGACGTATACGTGGTCTGCGTGGGCGTCTTCAATCCAATGGGCTAGTGCAGCAGCAGCCACGCGAGTAGTGGTGCCGGTGCGCGTGGTGGGCATGTCCAGCCACTCGATTGGTGTGCCGTTCTCCAGCAGTACGATTGCGCCAGTTGCGCCGGGGTCGATGCCGATGATTCTCATGTGGTTTGCTCCTTGAGTTGAAATTGCAATTGATCCTTGAGTTTGTGAAACGCAAATTCAAGTGCGTCCACGTTGGCTAAATTCACTCTTTGGTCGGTGAGTGTTTCTTGAATGTTGGTGTACTCGCCAGTGTTGTCGTCGATGTACGCCAGTGTGATTTTCCAAGTCATGATTGCGGCTCCAAAATGATGCGCTCTAAGACTTCCATGCTGGTCTGGATGTCTTCGTGCAGGTAGTCGGGCATGCGCTCCTTTTGCGACATCGCCCAAGACTCCAGTGCTGATAGCAGCTTGAGGGCTTGTATGGCTTCTGGTTTGGTCACGTGTTCTGCTCCTTGAGTTTTGCTTCTGCTTCCAGAAGAATTTCTGTTACCGATAAACCAAAAACGTCAATTCCCAAAACAATGTAATCGCGCTGCTCATTTGTCAGCCCTACCCACGGGCGCTGGGGTGGGGTGGTGTAGAGCTTGGTTCCGTTTGGAAGTGCATGCCAGTTGTTGATGCCTTTGACTTGTCTGCTGAAATAGTCCTCAACAACTTCTGCCACCGGCTCCTGCGCTGGCTGGGCAATCGCATTGACCGCCTTATCGACGCTGGTTTGTGTTTGATAAAGCATCCCGTCAACGAACCCACGCTCGTAGTCTGGGCCTTGGTCAAGTCTTGGCTCCTGCGCTGGCTGTGCTGCGGGTGGGGTGGCGTAGAGTGGTTCGGCATCTTTTATGCGCGTCTGCCAATCGCTACCGCTACCGCTGTCGATGTATTTGTATCCGTAGCCATCGTAGTCATACCGCATAGCCACAGGCTCCTGCGCTGGCTGTGCTAGGGCTTCTATCGCTTGCTGTGCCAGCAACTTATATTGGTTGCACCAGTAGCGTGTCTCAGCCAATGTGTGATGGCGTTCGTGCTTGCGGTTCGACTCAAGCGCCTTCTTTAATTCCTCGTATTTGGTCATCATTTACCTTTCAGATAGTGGTTGGTGCTGGCGGAAAATCAATCGCATCATGTAGGATGTAAAAAATTCCATCCGGTGCCTCAATGGTGGCTAACACCCCGATGCGATCATCCCTCTCCCAATAGTTGCTGAGTACATACGAGTTGAATGCAAAAGTTTGCGTTCCCTCTGTCTGTTTTTCGGGATTGATGGCGATGTTTATTTTTCCCTTGGTAGACAAGTGCTGTCGTGTGTTAGAAGCCAAATCCGTTGGTGATTGCGGCGGGTCAATTACGTCGTGCGTGAGGTGCAAGCTTCCATATGGTCGCTGAACAACAAAAAACACAGCGATTCGGCCATTTTCCCAATAAGCTTTCATTGCATAAAAGGGAAATGCACAAGGTGGCTTACCGATTGCGGCTGGCTGGAGGTTAAGGGTAATGTTCATCACTTGCCTTTCAGGTGGAACTTGTCACAGCGCTGCAAGACGAAGCGCAGGGGCTCGGAGGGATGTCCAAAACGGTTCAAAATCGCCGAGCAATACTTCACCGCCAAGTGCTTGCATTCAAAGCAAATGCGGCGGTCGTCTTGGGGGTCTAGGTCACGCTCGAACATGGACTCGGCCAGATCGAATGCATCGTCATTGGGAAGCCCTGCTTCCATGAAAACAGCCTGACGCCGGTTGTGGCGTGCGACCAGTTTTTCCAGTGTGTCGAGTTCGATCACGCGGGCTCTCCGGAGAGGATGACAACGATGTCGTCGTGGTAGTCGAGTTGGTGCGCCATGGTCTCGATTGCGTGCTCACCGGCGCAGTCAATGCTGGCAAGGTAGTCGTTGTACTCACCCTCGTATTGGGCTTGGTCGAAGGGGTTGTCAAATTGCAGTCTGGTCATCGTAATCTCCGTAATCACCACAACGTCGTGGCGGTGTAACTATAACACGGAATTAGATGATGGGGAAAAAGATTGCAAGTTTTTTCGATTTTTTTTGCCGGGTCGCACAGGCCCTTTTCGGCCCTTGGACTGCATTAATAAATTTCACCCAAAGACCCCCCCTACCCCATTGAAGGGGAGGGAAGGAGAAAGGTTTCACCCCACTTGCGTGGATCAGCATGCTACGGATTTGAACCGTACGCCCCCGACTTGCTGATTCGACCAGTCGCACGGATTATTCGGGAACTGCCCCCTAGCCCGTGTGTTTGATGATGGTGGCTGGTACTGAAATCCAGCATACCGCCCTAGCCGTTCATGACCGCTTACAGGGCGATGGCATCGTGCAAGACAAGGTGATCACTCCCTGCACGGTCAAACTTATGTTCCAGCGCATCAGCCTGCGCATTCACCATCATCAATCACACGGTTGCATACCGTGTACGCTTTCCTTCCGCGCCACCACGACTGGGGTGCTTGCTATCGTGCGGAGTACGGCTGGCGTCGGAAACGAAAAAAGCCGTTACAACTGCATTGGGTCGCAACCCCCCGAAGGAGGGCCAATGCATGTGTAACGGCTTTCAAACGCTGCTTGCGACGGCAACGCGGCAATTATACCACGGGCTCGCAGAAATGCGCAAGTATTTTTTTGGGGTGATGGGGGGAATCGAACCCTCGCTGACAGATTCACAGTCTGTCGTGCTGCCACTACACTACCGACACCGTAGTCGGTCAATGATGGTTGGTCTGTGCGGCCCGATTCGAACGGGCGACCTCGTGTGCCCAAGACACGCGCGCTACCACTGCGCTACGCACAGAGATATTCGGTGGGGGGAGGTCGATGGATTTCATGATGGGTGAAGTGTATCAGGTGTTGGCGGTGTCTAGTATTTGCTCACCGCCACTAAAGGTCTCGTGTGACACACCAGCATTCGGTTTTACACCAACACGACTGGGGACTGCGGTAGGTTTGAGCCTTGCCTTACGGCGGGTTCCTATGGTGTACCAGTCCTGTGCGGATTAACGCTTCCAATCCCCATGCGTGTAAGTTGTTGGTGGGCCAAATCGGGATAGGGCAGGCTTGCCCCGTTTGAGTTTCCCCCGTCCCTCGGGGATCGAACCCGACACCAACACGACTGGGGACTGGCGTTTCTGTCGGGCCTACTTGTCCGTGTTATTTCAACGGTGAGCCGATAGCAGTTCCTATCCAATCCCCATGCGTGTTAGGTCTCGTCTTTCCGAGATGTCATCTGTTCCTTGCCTTTTGAGCTTGACCACTAGGATGTCACAGAAAACCAAACACTTGTTGTTGGTGGCGTCGCAATCCATGCTTAGAGCCTATGCGAACTCGGCGCTCACCCTTTTCCACCAACACGACTGGGGACTATTGTCTGTACCAAAAGAGAATCTTATTCATTGCCATCTGGTGTGTCGCAATCCCCATGCGTGTTGGCGCTGGGTCGTCTTCCCCCAGCTACTTTGTCCCGACTTGCACGGGCTTGCCCTCGTTGGTCAAATGACCTCTGGACTCTGAGCGCGGTTTATAACACGAGTTTTGCCCTCACGGCCATGATTTTTGCAACCACCGCGAACAGGCCGTTGTTTTTATGCAAATCGTTGGCGTCGTAGCCCACTTGATCCGCCATCGTCCAAGGCAGGCCGGTCTGGATCGCGGCGTTCTCGCCGGTCTTGCTTACGTCGTTGTCGGCGAACACAAATCGGTTGCCCGGAATCTGGTCGGCCACGGCGATCAGGTTGGATGCGCTGAAACACACCACCACAGACGCATGCAAACCCACGCTGCGCAGCGCTGCGAGCAAGGATAGGCCCGTGGCATACCCTTCGACCAGCCAAGCCTCTGGAGCCTCTCTGGTGCCGATGTACAGCACCGCGTTCTTGGCCCGCATACCGGGCAGCATTTTCTTTTCCCACTTGCGTGCAGGCTCGTCCCAGAAAATCGACTGGTAGCCCTGAATCTTGTTGGTCACCACGTTGCGCATGGGCACCAGTAGCGTGCCGTCCAACACCAGCCCACGGTGCTCGGGGAATCCCTTCAAAATCAGGTAGTCATGCGGCTCAGGTTTGGCTGAGCGCAACACCACGTCGGCACGCTGCGCAGCCAGCTCGTATGAGCGCTCCTTGGCCGATGCAGCGGTCTTGCGCTTGAGTGTCCACTCCAGCTTTTCTTCTGGAGTCCATGGCTTGGCATGAGGGTCTTCGTACCAGACCACACGGGCCTCGCCAGACCAGTCCATACACCAACCACGAGTGCCGTCCCACCAGAATGCACCGTTTCCTGAGCGGGGCTTATCCACCGTGCCAGTGCGACGAATCTTGTCGGCGGGGTAAAGCTTGCTGGGGTCGATGTCAACGCCATGGGCGCGTGCAAAGTTGATGAAATTGCTCATGCCTTCCCCCCTGCTCGGATTGGCTCTGCATCCCTCATCGCCATTGGTGTGAATTCTTTTTTTGGAATCTCGCCTTTCAAGCCATCTTCAGTTTCCACAAAAAACTTATCTCCCCTGACTTCAAGTATTTTGCATTTATGCCACTTACCAAATTGCAAAGGAGTGGGGATGGTAAAAAAGGTGCCCGTGTAACCCACGGGGTTCAATGCAAACCCTGAATTTTCTTTTGCTTCGTCTCTGGTCATGCCTTCCCCCTTGCTCGGATGGCATTGGAGATGCTTCCAGAAGTCCAGCCACCACAATCTGGGGTATCAGCATTGTCAACAATGTCTGCACAAGCCTCACGCTCATCGGCACGGATGAGTTCGGCAAACTTTTTCAAATCAATGCGATGCTCACTGTACGGATGCTGGCATTCGTCAGCAAGTTCCATGTCTCGTTCGGTCATTTTCCTGCCGCCTTTTTGTACGCGATGTTCATCGCTTGGATTTTTGAAACTACGTTGCGATTCAGCTCCACGTTGGGTGCAGTGGTAAATCGCCACATCGGGTCTTGGCCGGTAATCTTTTTGAACAAGTGGTATGCCCGGCCTTGTTGGGTCTCTGGCTTGCTGTGAATGCGTGCATAGGTCACCACCTGATTCCACAGATGCTCGGCGTTGTCAGCCAGCTTCTTTTTGTTCTTGCCCTCGCCGATGGTGATCTCCTGCATGTGGCCGGGCAGCGCGGTCGCCATGTTGGGGGTGATCTTTTCGTAGCCACAGCCCATGCAGCGCTTGTGGAAAGGCTTGTAGCCGCACTTGGGGCACCCCTTTGATTCACCCTCTTCGTCCATGCGGATTTTCTTGTCCAGCTTGTCGCCAGAATCCAAAGACTCCAGACCCTCAAAAAACACTTGGGTAAAGTCCTCCGCGAACCGGATGATGTTTCCGGAAAAATCCAATAAATAGCAATTTTTCTTGCCGGTGGCGGGTGATGAGCGCAGGCCACGTCCCCACATCTGGATCGCGGTGGACAAAGACTTGCGCAGGGGCCGGGCATCGCATACGCAGCCCACGTCCGGCACGTCAAAGCCCTTGGCGAGCGCCTCCACGCTGATGAGCACCTTGAGGTAGCTGTCGGGCTTGCGGTACTCTTCCAGCAGCACTTGGCGCTCTTTGGCCGTGGTCTCGGAGGTGAACACTGCCGCCATGATGCCTTGGTTGATGAACTGCTGGGCCAGCTCTTGGCAGTGCTTGATGGTGGCACCAAACACGATGGTCTTGCGGCCCTCGGCAAGGTTCAGCCACTCGTTCACCACGTCGCCCACGATGTCCATGCCGCGCTCTTCTGCGGCCTTGTCCGTCCACTCCCCGCCAGCGGTCGCTGCGCCGCGCATATCGGGCTTTGTGCAAGAAAAAATCCGCATGGGCACCAACACCCCTGACTGGGTGAGTTCGTGCATTGTGGTGGCGTTAATCAGGTTGCTGAATATCTTGCCCAGACCCACACTGAACGGGGTGGCGCTCAGGCCGATCACAGCCGCCTTGGACTCCATGGCGTAATCAGTCCAGACCCGTAACATCGTATGGCACTCATCGACCACCAGAACGTCCAACTGCGGCCAGTATTCACGCTTGGCGATGGTCTGGGCAGAGGCAATTTGCAGCAGTTGATCAGGCTGACGACGCCAGTGGCTGGCTTGGATGACTCCATGCTCTGTCAGGCCGTACCCGTCAGCAGCCTCGGAGGTCTGATTGATCAGCGTGGTGCGGTCGCAAAGAAACACGGCACGCTTGCCCTTCTGCATGGCTTCGTTGCAGATTCGCAGGCCAAGGTAGGTCTTGCCAGCCCCGGTAGGAGCCATGATCAACTGGTTCTTGTGACCGGCTTTGAAACCGGCGCGGAGTTTTTCGTGTGCGTCAAGCTGGAAGGGGCGGGGAGCCGGGAAGGTTGTTCCATCATCACACACTCGCTGTGCTAGGACTTGGGTCATTTTTTGGTTGCTTTCTTGAGTTGTTTTTCCAGTGACTGGGCGTGCTTAACACACGCGTTCTTCTCGTTCATCAGGGCGGCGATGCGCACCTCTTTTTGAGCGACCAGCAGGTTCAGGCGACGGTTCTCTTCGACGGCCAATTTGAGGGCGTCGTCGGACTCCAGCATCTTGTTCAACATTTCCATGTCGGCCTGCTGGGCCATTTCGTTGGCCTTCAATTCCTCGTCGGAGGGGCCAAAGTCTTGACCCGATGGAGTGGAGTCCGACTCCACTTTGGGTGCGTCGGCAACAACCTTGGGGCTGGAAGTGGAGTCCGACTCCAGTACCTTTTTGGCCGCAGAGGATGCGCGGTTGATGGCCTGCGCGGCCTTGACCGATGCATTGCGCACCGAAGCCACAAACGTGTGAGACACCGCGCACAGTTTGCCCAGCTCGCGGTCGGACTTGCTGGCATGGCGCTCCATCGCCAAGGCGGATTCCACCTGCTTGCGCTTGGTCTCGTTGCTGCGGGGTATGCCGTGCGTGCTGTTGGCGCTCAAGGCCAAGTCTTGGGCGTCTTGCTGCGTGCCGGGGGTGTAGATCACCTCAATGTTCTTTGCGCCCAGCGCGTGCCACGCAAAGTAGCGGTGGAAGCCGTCCCACAGCCAGTAGGTGCTGCCATCAAAGGTACATTGGATCGGGGGGAACTCCGCCCCATCATCCATTGCCTCTGCGTACTCCTTGACCTTGTTCTGGTCAATTGCCTCTCGGTACTGGGTGCCACCATCCAGTTTGATGTCTTGTAGTTTTACTACTCTCGCCATTTCATTCTCCAAAAAAAATGCCCTTGAAGCACGTCTTTCAACTTGCGTTGAATTGGCGGACTGGCGAGTAACCAGCAGACGTGCCACAAGGGCATACTCAAAAAATCGCCGCCAAGCGATGTTGAAATCTTACCAGATCACTTCTTGAAAATGTCTGGCCTCAGTTCGTGCGGTGTCACCAAGTCGCCGGTGGCCTCTTGGATACGGATGCATAGTGCAGGGGAAGCCTTACGCTCACCTTTCATGATCAGCGATAGCCACGTAGGGGTGATCCGCAGGTGCTCAGCCATTTCGGACTTTGCACCTCGCGGCTCGGTGGAAAAATACTCAGTTAAGGTCAAATCGTACTCTCTTGTCTTTATAAGTTGGGGTACTCGCTGCGTCTGTGCGGCGCTTCCAGACTTGTTAGCGTCTAACCGCAGTTTCCCGCTGGTGTAGGGCCACACAGCATCCGCTTTCCCCCTTGGCGGCATTGTAACGAAACTTTTTGTTGCAGCAAACCTTTAATTCTGTGTTATACTTCGTTCGCGGCGACGTTGCCGTTTTTAGGAGTCCTGATGTTTACATTGCATGAAAAATTGCTGGTTGCCATGGTGGTAGCCAGCGTAGTCGTCATTTGGTTGGACAGCATTTTTTGGAGAATTACATGAGCTTTGTGGTTGAAGACAACGGCGGGTCGTTCGAGTCCGCCCCTACTGGTATGCACCTTGGCCGGTGCTACCGCATCATTGATCTGGGCACCCAGAAGTCCGAGTACATGGGCCAGATGAAGGCGTTGCGCAAAGTGATGCTGGGCTGGGAGCTGCACGCTCAGGACGACTCAGGTAACCCCATCCGCATGCAGGACGGTCGCCCGTTCGCCATGTTCAAGAACTACACCCTGTCGTGGTCTGAAAAAGCCAACCTGCGTCTTGACCTTCAGTCATGGCGCGGCAAGCCTTTCTCCGCAGAGGAAATGCGTCGCTTTGACCTTGAGACCGTCTTGGGTGCATGGTGCATGCTGAACGTGATTGAGAAGCAGGGCAACGACGGCAAGATGTACATCAACGTCAACGGCATCACCCCGGTGCCCTCCATGATCAAGCAGGCAGGCATGCCAGCAGCGGTCAACAAGAACGAAGTGTTCATGCTGGCTGAGCCCAACATGCAAATGTTTGCCACCTTTAGCGACAACCTAAAGAAAAAGATCATGGGATCGCCCGAATGGGAAAAGTTGCATGGCAAGCAAGCCAATGCCCAACGCACCCAAACCACCGCAAGGTCGTCATTTGATGAAGACGACTCCGATATACCCTTCTGATATTGGAGACTATTATGTTCATTTCAAAAGCTGAAAAAGACGGCATTCATGAAGCACTGGCGTCGCACATCAAGTTCATTCAGGAATTGAAGCGGCGCATTCACCAACTGGAAGAGACCATGACGCTACTGCGCCGGATCGACACCCCTTTGACGACACCCGCCGAGCCGGAGCCGGTCGTAAGTAGTGAGCCAACGGACTACCATGAACTTTTCAAGATGAGCAAGCAACGCGAAACACGGACTCCGGGTTTGAGCAATTACGTGAAGCCATTTTTGGCCCACATTCAGCCAAACTTTCCAGTAAACATTCCGGTTCCTCCGCAATTTGATGTGAAATCGCTTCGCAGTGCTATTGGTTCGCAGATGAACGCCAGGCATGGGTTCCGCTCGTACTTCACCACCATCAGCGATGACCAAACCTATATCGCAGTGGAGCGACTGGTATGACCACAATTATTGCAAGGGCTGCGGAAAATACGCATTGGTACGGCCAAGACGGATCACCGCAGTACACCGTGACCGCGAAGGACGGCCAGCAACGGCCTACAACGCTCAGGGACGCACGAAAGATGAATCTGGTGCCCTCG